CAAGTGGCCGCAGTTGGAACCGTTGGAAGAGGACGCATGGATTGCCACGCAGAAAGATCGTCCTACCCTGCTGTATGCCCGGTCCTTATTGCAGCACAACCCCAAAGCCCTGTCTTCACTGTTTCGCCGCAGCATCTTCATTAAGCGTGAGGTTGCATTGAGCGACACCGTGGATGGCCGCATCCCCAAAGACAACCGCGGCATCCAGGGCGCCCAGCCAGAGTGGCGCTTGCAGGTTGGCCCATCCGCCGCCGCATTCCAGTCGTGGCTCAAGCTCGCGTGGAATGCGGACTGGTGGATCGTGTTTCTTTGCGGCATTCCTGCTGAAACTATCGGCCACGCGTTCCAGCGCGCTCGTCGCCTATGGTTGGGCGATGATGACATCAGCCGCATGGACATGTGCGTTGACCCCACCGATGACGAGATGATGATCGACATCATCGGTTGGCTCGGTCTTGCGCAGCATGCGCCCTACGACCTTACTGTCGCCCAACTTCACAGGGGCATGATCAACGTCAATGCCATGACATCCAGTGGCACCTACGTCTTCAGCCCCGGCGGCCGTCGGTCTGGCGATCCCACCACGACGTCTTTCAATACCCCCTTGCCCATGCTGGGATATGCTTTCGACTTCTGCATGTCTAGGCGCACTGACCCCGTTCGCATACTTGAGGCGCATCAGAGACAGGTCGCCACGGATTCTCGCCTGCTTCTCATGGGCTGTGGAGATGACCAGTTTCGTGCCGAAGGGCCTTGCAAACAGTTCTATGGCGTCCCGTACGGCATTGCGTGCCCGCCTGTTGGCAAACCACAGGACGGCAAGACTGCCGTCGACACCCTGGTCGCCCAGACCAAGTACCGTGAGCAGAAATCCGGCGTGTCCCTGGCGAAACAGCAGCCCTTGATGCAAGATTTGCCCCCCTTCTTCACCATTGAGTACCAACAGGACGACGCCAAGACCATGGACGTTGCTGGGTTCTCCCTTGCTCGTGGGTTTAAGGCTAAACCCAACCAGCGAGAGAACTGGTACACCGTGGAGTTGCTCAGCTCTCGTTTCTACCCCGTGCGCGGCCCTGCAGGTGTGGAGTACGTTCTTGGCCCCAAGCCGGGCCGTTGCCTGCCCAAGCTGCTCGTTGCATTTGACCGGCCTGCGAATCTCGCCCCCAACGACTACATCTGCGGCGTTTTGAGCTCCCTCGACAAGGTCGCGAGCTACACACCCGTTCTGCGAGTCGTCCATCGCATCTTGCGCGATCGCCTGGCTGGGCATGAATGCAAGAAGGTTTGGATCCCACCGCA